AATGGATGGTAAGATTTATACCAAGTGATAAGAGCTTCAATGAAGAAGTTAAATATACTAACCAAAGGAGTGTAGCATAATGAGAGAGTGGGATCAATTATCAGAGAAGGAGCAACTGCTCCAGTATATCTCAGACGAGTACAAGCGTGCTTATGGTGTGAGACCTAGAGGCGACTTCTATAACAATAGAACTGTCGAGCAGCTTAGAGTTGATCTTGATGAGCTCAATGCTTATGCTAACGAGCAATACGACCTTGAGAAGGCTCGTGAAGTTGAAAGACTTGAAGAGTTTGAAGAAAGACTATTCTGGATCCAAGAAGAACTTGGTGCAGAGAATAGAATGCAAGCTCTTAGATGGGTAGTTCAAGATGATGAAGATGCTCAGTATGATCCAGAATACTTTATGTATCTTCAAGGATTCTCTATCTATACTAATGATGCTGCAAGAAATCTTCTTCAAGATATTGCTACAATCAATAAACAATTAGCGAGAGCTGCATAAAAACTTTCAGAAACTGTTGACATAAATACCTCAAGGTAGTATAATACTACTTGACATACACATACACACAGGAGGAATTATGTCAGATAATAAATCAGGCTATGAAATAAGAGCCGACTTGCTTTCGCAAGCTCAGGGGTTATTGCAAGATAACAAACATCAAATCACAGACAGATATCATAATATGGTCTGCAGAGCACAAGAACAAAAAGATGTTCAATGGCCAGATTATCCAGCGGAGTTGAATACTCCAATATCTGCCCAAGATGTTATTAATGTTGCAAAACAATTTAATGACTTTGTAAACAGCAAGTAAACTTACAGCCTGCCTGTAGCTCAATTGGATAGAGCAACAGCCTTCTAAGCTGTAGGTTATAAGTTCGAGTCTTATCAGGCAGGCCAAATTAATTAGATAAATAATAGTATGAATTCAGATCCTAAAACAACGAACTTCTTATCACCTCTGGGTGCTAAGTTTAGTATCAAGAAACTACCAACTGTGAACTTCTTTGTTCAAGGTGTGGCAGTACCATCTATTGTTGTAGGTGAGATCCCAGTAGGGACTCCATTCTCAGCTAAGATACAAATGCCTGGTGACCTAGTCACATTTGGCGATCTTGTTCTTACATTTAGAGTTGATGAGAATATGGATAACTACTTAGAGATTTATAATTGGATTAGATCAATCACAAGGATTGATAATTTTACTGATGATGCAACTGCATGGGGTAATGCAGGAACATTTGATATGTCTAAAGACACCAATGTCTATAGTGATGCAACACTTACGATATTGAATTCTGCAATGAACCCAAATAGGTATGTTGATTTTACAGACTGCTATCCAACAAGTCTATCTGATGTACCTTTTAATACAACTCTAGCGGATGTTGATTATGTTGAATGCACAGCTACATTTAAGTTTAGAAAGTTTGATGTAAGAACAACCGGATAATATATTATGAGCATAAGTGAATCAAAAAAAGAAACGAGCAGTTAAAGAAGCAATAGTAGATACATTTTTAGGAACATTGATAATGTTTCCTTTGAACTTTATTATTGTTTATATTTGTCTTGAACTGTTGTCTTTTAATGCGTTTCAGATTACAATATGCACTACAGGTATTTTATTCTTTGTTGCTGTATGGAGAAAAGCAACAATAAGATTATACTATGAGAAAAAATATGACACTGCAAGAAATACAAACACTGTGGAGTAAAGACGCAGAAGTAGATAGAACGAACTTAGGTGATGAAGCATCTAAGATTCCTCAACTACATTCCAAGTACTTTAAAATCTTCTCTACAGAAAGATTAAAACTAAGACAAATGGAGCTTGTTAACAAGCAACTGTATGTCGACCTTTGGGAATACTATCAAGGCAACTTTGATTATGAAATGTGTGAAGAGAGAAACTGGGAACCTTTCCAGTTAAAGATACTCAAATCAGATATAGGTTTATACATTGACAGGAATCAAGATTGGGTAGATAGCCAACTTAAAATAGCTATGCAAAAAGAGAAAGTAGATTTCTTAGAATCTATTATCAAATCTCTAAACAATAGAGGATTTAATCTAAACGCTGCCATACAATGGGAGAAGTTTAAAGTTGGGATCTAATGGAAACATTAACAGTTAAGAAAGTAAACGAAGTTTACATGACGATCGATTGTGATGGTGGTTCATGTTTTGAACTAGCAGACTACTTTACTTTTACTGTTCCAGGAATGCAATACATGCCAGCAGTAAGAAATAGATTCTGGGATGGTAAGATAAGATTATTCAATGCACAGACCAAAAAGATATATGCAGGTCTACTTCCACACGTACAACAATTCTGCAACGAAAGAGATTACAATTTAGAAATAGATCCAGCTTACGCTGATGAAGAGTTTAGTATTGCAGAAGCTAAACAATTTGCCAGCAAACTAGATTTACCATTTGAGGTCCGTGACTATCAGTTGGACGCTTTTGCTCATGCAGTGAAGAAGAAGCGCGCGTTGATGTTATCACCGACCGCAAGTGGTAAATCACTTATCATATATTTACTAGCAGCATACCTATCAAAGAAAACATTGATAGTTGTACCTACTATATCATTAGTACAACAAATGGCTGGAGACTTTAAGTCATATGGATATGTTGGTGAGCCTCATATGATTACAGCAGGTGTAGAAAAAGATACTTCACATCTACTAACTATTAGTACATGGCAATCTATTCATAAGATGCCAAAGAAATGGTTCGAACAGTTTGATGTAGTTATAGGTGACGAAGCTCATTTGTTCAAAAGTAAATCATTAACATCTATAATGACTAAGTTAATTAATACACCATACAGATTTGGTTTCACAGGAACATTAGATGGAACACAAACACATAGATTAGTTTTAGAAGGACTATTTGGTTCAGTAGAAAAAGTCACCACAACAGATGAACTAATTAAAAAAGGAACATTATCAGAGTTTAATGTTAAGTGTATTGAATTACAATACCCAGATGAAGTTAAAAGATTACATTCGAAAGATAAATACCAAGACGAGGTAGACTTTCTTGTTCGTAATGAAGCAAGAAATAGATTCCTTAAAAACTTAGCATTAAGTTTAAATGGAAATACTTTAATGCTATATCAATTTGTAGAGAAACATGGGAAGCCATTATATGATCAGATTGAATCATCTGTACGAAATAGCATTGATAAAGATAGGAAAGTATTTTTTGTTTCTGGAGAGGTAGATGGAGACTCGAGAGAAGAAATTAGACACATTGTTGAGGATGAAGACAACGCTATCATTGTTGCCAGCTTTGGTACTTTTAGTACTGGCATCAATATTAAAAGGTTGCATAATATAGTATTTTGTTCACCATCTAAGTCTAGGATCCGAGTACTGCAAAGTATTGGTAGAGGTCTTAGAACAGGAGACAACAAACAGATTGCTACATTGTTTGATATATCAGACAACATGCAATGGAAGTCTAAGAAAAATTATACATTAGAACATTTTGCAGAAAGAGTTAAAATGTATAACGAAGAAAAGTTTGATTATAAAATTTATAAGGTAGCACTAAAAAACTAATGGAAAACTTAGCAACAATAAAACTAACAAGCGGTGAAGAACTTATAGCTATAGTTGAAGAAGGTCCAACTCCATTAGAGATTACAGTAATCAATCCAGTATTAGTTCATAAAAATAACTCAGCATTAGGACCTATGCTGTCAGTATCACATTGGCTAATGTTTACTAAAAACAATCAAGCCACAATAAAAAAGGAAAAAATCGTTGCCTTAGAGTACGATTTAGAGGATAATACTATAAAGCATTTTGAACGCTTTACAAAAGAAAGAGGAGCTGTTATATCTTTAGACGAACAGAATAGGTTAGAAGATTTAGTCAGCAAAACATTAAAGGGAGCAATGGAAAGAGAAGAGCAAAGAGAAGAAGAGTGGTTAGATTCTCTAGCTGATCCAGAAGCAAACACAACTATACATTAATTATGCCAAGAGCAAAAAGTGAACATTACGTAGACAACAAAAGACTGTATGCTGAGATGCAAGAGTATCTCAATGCAGTCAAAGAAGCAGAAGAGTCTGGTGATGACAAACCTAGGATACCTGAGTACATAGGTGAATGTCTTCTAAAGATCTCGACAAGATTATCTACAAAACCAAACTTCATAAACTACACATACAGAGATGAGATGATAAGTGATGGTATTGAAAACTGTGTCAATTATATTGGCAACTTCAATCCAGAAAAATCAACTAATCCTTTTGCGTACTTTACACAGATTATATATTATGCTTTTCTAAGAAGGATACAGAGAGAAAAGAAACAACTCTATATCAAGCATAAGTCATTAGAAAGATCATTGGTCTTTGATGAACTAGCTTCGCATTCAGAAGCGGATGGTTCAAAAGGAGATCAAGGAGCGTATATAAATTTACATACGCCATACATGACTGACTTCGTTGAAAACTTTGAGAAGAAGGAAGCAGAAAAGAAAGCTGCTAGGAAAACGAAGAAGGTTAATTTAGAAAAATTTGTTGAGGATGATAATGGAAGCAAGAACGACCAAGATACTAAGTAAAGACGACTTCAGAGACTTTACACATAACGCAGCAGTACTACATGAGAAAGGTTATAGCCTTCCTCACGAAGTTGTCTTTTTAGAAGATGGACAGTTTCAAGTGACGATTGTTGGTGAGCATGACTGGGAACATTTAGATACATTGATGGAGGACTAATTGTTTAAAGACAATCATTATAAAGCTCTACCAGCTTGCATGGAGGTCCGTAATACTGAAGAGTCAGGTCATGGACTATATGCAACAATGGATATACCAGCTGGATCATACTTAGGCATATCTCATGTAGCATTGTCTATAGAGCAAGAGAATTTAGTAAAAAGAAACTATGTAAGGACACCAATAGGAGGACTTATTAATCATAGTGAAACACCCACCTGTGTCTTAGTTAGACATCCACAAGATGAGAGACCAGAAAAACTTGGTCTTGTGACACATATGTGGTCTGTTAAACCTATAAAGAAAGGTTCAGAGATCACTTGTTTTTATACAGACGGATATGAAGACATTATAGATAATTTTGGAGGACCAGCATACTTGGCACATTTATGAAAATAGCATTAGTGACAGACCAGCACTTCGGTGCAAGAAACGATAGCCAAAAGATTGCTCAACATATGAAGCAGTTTTATGATAATGTATTCTTTCCATACATTGATAAACATAACATTGATACTGTAATCAATCTTGGTGATACATTTGATAGAAGAAAATATATTTCATTTACTTCATTGAAGTCATCAAGAGAAATGTTCTTCCAACCTCTAGCTGATAGAGGAATACACATGCACGTTATAGTTGGAAACCATGATAGTGTTTATAAGAATACATTAGAAGTTAATAGTATTGATTTATTATTAGAAGAATTTGATAACATTACTACATATGTACAGCCTGACGTTGTAGAGTTTGATGGATCTAAAATAATGTTAGTACCTTGGATATGTGATGCTAATGAAGAGCAGACATTTGTTATGGCTGATAAGACTGATGCACAAATGTTATTAGGTCATTTAGAGCTATCTGGTTATGAAATGAATAAGCATGTTGTTATCGATCATGGTATATCAGATAGTTGGTTAAAGAAGTTTGATTTAGTCTGTAGTGGACACTACCATCATAAGTCTCAGAATGGAAACATAAACTACTTAGGAACAGGATACGAAATCACATGGAGTGATTATGAAGATCAAAAAGGTTTCCATATCTTAGATACAGATACAAGAACTATAGAGTTTATTCATAACCCTCATGTACTATTTCATAAGGTATGGTATGATGATACAGATTTAGATATGGCTGGTCTATTAGAACAGACAAAGTCATTTGCAGATTATGAGAATAAGATTGTAAAAGTAATTATAAAAACAAAAGATAATC